AAACCTCGTATTTCTAATTTGGTAATATATGCGAATGAATACAATAGTGTCAACGAGCATGTTATAACAAATTTTGTTGATTTTGTTGCACAAATCAATGTGACCAATATGTATATTCAAAATCCACCGGCATTATTAAGAGATCAGGTCGAGAGGATATACGGCGAAAAGGACATAATCAAGGTCGATGAGCAAAAGTATAATATCATAAGCGAAGATATTGTTAAACGAATATATCTCGAATTTGATAATAGAATTATCGGTCAGGAATCTGTCAAAATGAAATTGTTAAAAGCGCTCTATCCCATTATGGATAACCGGCAGTGCAAACCTGTCGTAATATTATTCTATGGAGATTCCGGACTTGGAAAGACTGAAACAGTACAATATTTGACAGAGTTGCTTGGCGGTGTGTTGCTTAGAAAACAATTTTCCATGTATCAGAATAATGAATTTTCAAATTATCTTTTTGGTGGTAAGCATAATCAAAAGAGTTTTGCAAAAGACTTATTAGCAAGAGATTCTAATGTTATTCTGCTTGATGAATTTGATAAAGCCAATCCGGTTTTTCACAGTGCGTTTTACCAGCTGTTTGATGAGGGCGTTTTTGAAGATCAAAACTACAAGGTAGACGTTAGACATGCTGTTATTTTTTGCACCTCCAATTATCATTCGGAAGATGAGATCAAAGATAAACTGGGACTCCCGATATATAATAGATTTGACGCAATCATAGAATTTAAGCAACTGTCCAAAGATGCTAAGATGAAAATTGCAGAAGTAGCTTTGATGAATACAGATTACAGTGACATTTTGCCAAGTGAAATTAGGGAAAAACTTGTTTTAGCATCAGCTGAATTAAGTAATGCCAGAGAAATTCAGCGATTGATCAAGGATACTATCTCTCTGTATGAAATAAACAGAATTTGCAATGGATTGGAAGCTTAAAATGGAACGTAGCGAATTATTTGAGTGGGTAAAAGAAACCTATGGGACAGCTCCTGATTATCCCTGGAATGACTGGAACGCAGTTCTTCGTCACGCTGAAAGTAAAAAATGGTATGCCGTTATCTTGGAAGTATCTGTTCAAAAACTGGGGTTAGCAGGAAATCAGATTATAGATATATTAAATGTCAAAAGCGATCCTCTTTTGATTGGCTCTCTTCGCAGCAAACAAGGATATTTTCCGGCATATCACATGAATAAAGAAAAATGGGTCAGTATTGCTTTGGATGGAAGTGTTCCGGATGATGAAATAAAAAATCTTCTGGATATGAGTTACAAACTTACTCGAAAATAAAGTATGTACAGGACTGGGAAAGGGGGCATAGATTATGACAACTGAAAATCATATTTACGTGGCGATAGACCTGAAGTCCTTCTACGCCTCCGTTGAATGTATGCAGAGGAATTTAGATCCGATGACTACTAACCTGGTAGTAGCAGATGCCAGCAGAACAGAGAAAACCATCTGTCTTGCTGTTTCACCAGCGCTGAAATCTTATGGCATTCCAGGACGTCCAAGACTCTTTGAAGTGATTCAGGCTGTAAATCGAGTCAATGCCTTACGCAAAAGCAAAGCTCCTGGACGTGCTCTCATTGGCAGTTCCTATAATTTGCAGGAATTGAACAGCAATCTTTCTCTGGCAGTAGATTATATTGTAGCACCTCCGCAGATGGCAAAATATATGGAGATCAGTACCCAAATTTATAATGTGTATCTGAAATATATTGCACCGGAGGATATTCATGTTTACTCTATTGATGAGGTGTTTATTGACGTAACCAGCTATCTTAATACTTATCACCTGACTGCCCATGAGCTGGCTATGAAGATAATCCGGGATGTGCTGAATACAACCGGAATCACTGCGACTGCCGGTATCGGAACCAACTTGTTTCTTGCCAAAGTCGCAATGGATATTGTTGCAAAGCATATCCAGCCAGACAAAGATGGAGTACGAATAGCAAAATTGGACGAGATGGAATTCAGGCGTCAGCTCTGGAATCACCGTCCTATTACCGATTTTTGGAGAGTGGGAAAAGGCTATGCCCGGAAGCTGGAGGAATATCGAATGTTTACAATGGGCGACATAGCCCGTTGTTCTGTGGATAATGAGGACTTACTTTACCGGTTGTTTGGCATTAACGCTGAACTGCTGATAGACCATGCCTGGGGCTGGGAACCTTGCACAATGAAGGAAATAAAAGCATACAAGCCCAGCAGTAACAGCGTTGGTTCAGGACAAGTGCTTCAATGTCCCTATGAGTTTGAGAAAGCTAAGCTGGTTGTAAGAGAAATGATTGACTTGCTTGTACTAGATTTGGTTGATAAAGGACTGGTTACCAATCAGATTGTTCTTACCATTGGCTATGACATAGAGAATCTGACAGACCCGGAACGTCACAAAACATACACGGGTCCCGTCACAACTGACCGTTATGGTCGTAAAATTCCAAAACATGCTCACGGAACTGCCAACATTGGTAGGTGGACTTCTTCCACCATGCTGATTACCAAAGCGACAATGGAGCTGTTTGACCAGATTGTAGATACTTCCCTGTTAATTCGCCGAGTGAATATAGCGGCAAATCACGTGATAGCGGAAGATTCTGTACCGAAAGAAGAATATGCAGAACAGTTGGACTTGTTTACTGACTATTCAGCATTGGAAAAACAGCGTAAAGAAGAAAACGCTGCCCTGGAGCGTGAAAAGAAACTGCAAAAGGCGGCGTTGGACATAAAGAAGAAATTTGGGAAAAATGCTATTCTGAAGGGAATGAATCTTCAGGATGGTGCGACTGCTAAAGACCGTAATAAGCAAATTGGCGGTCATAAGGCGTAGATGGATTAGGAGAAAGGAATATGCAAATACACTACTTTCAGAGATATCATTCAAAAGAGAATGTGGATACATCTAACACAATGCTGATGTTATCACGTCTCTATAATTATAATGCTGATAAATTTTTTTCCATGATAAATTCCCTTATCCTGGGGGAGGATGAAAGTCCGGAAATTACATTTGACTTGCAAGTGGCTGGCGATGATAGCGTGCCAGATGCGGTAATCAGTCAAAAGAGTTTTAAAATTGTAGTGGAAACAAAGCTTTATAATCAGTTTGACAAACGGCAGCTTGTGAATCATCTGAAGGAATTTGGGTCTGAAGATATAAAGGTTTTGTTGACACTAGATCCGAGACCGATGAAACAGCAGCTGTTCGATGAGATGACGGTTGAGTTAAAGAAATATAATGATGAGAATGCAGAACGTTTGCTTCATCCAATTAAGCATGTTAATTTGACGTTCGAGCAGCTTGTAGAAGCGATGGAAGATATTGTGGACGATAGAGATACGGAAATTATTTCTGTTCTGGATGATTTTAAAAAATATTGTTTTGATGAAAAACTGATCCCGGACGGATATAAATGGATGAGAGCCATTGTTTCGGGTACTACATTCAAAGACAATATGGACTTGAATTTGTTCTATGATCGGGAATCCCGAAAATTTTCAGAACATGGCTATATCGGACTCTATAAAGACAAAAGTATCCGAGCTATTGGAAAAATAAAAAAGACAGTTCTTGCTATTGAGATGAATGGTGCAATGACCTATCAAACGGAATCGGGAGAAACAGTGACAAGTGAAGAAATAAAACGAATTGAAGAAGCAATCCGCCGTGCAGATGATTATGGATATAATCTTCGTACCATAAGTCATAGATATTTTATTGTTGAGAAGTTTTATCCAACTGATTTTAGAAAAAGCAGTAAAAATCCAATTCAAAAGAGCAAATTTTTTAACCTTGCGGATATGTTTGGATATAAAGTCATCCCCAACACCGAGCAAATTGCGACAGATTTGAATGGAAGAACTTGGGAAGAATTTTAGTGATATTCTGGAGGTGAACACGGTGAGAACTCTGAAACAGGTTCACGACTTTGCAGCAAAATGGATCGATAAGTTTCGTGACCAGAAAATAAATTATTTTGAACTTGTCGATCGTTACATGTCAGATGATTGTGCAGCCCTGGGGTTTCAGATGGACTGCGGTCATGCTTTTTCGGAAAAATACGGGAACGCAGCAAGTCGATATGATGAGCTGGACAAAATCATTGACGATGTAACAGATATTGATTTGCTTGGTTCTGCGATCTATTCCCGGTGGAGATACTTCAATCACTGGGCTTATGATGCGTCCACTATCTTAGAAAATGAAAATCGTTCATGGTTCATTTTGGCACTGAGCCGTTTGGCGATACTTTCCGGAGAAAACCCATTTGTTTTCACTGGACAACTCCAGGAAATTCATCTTGTTTCTAACCGAATATGCTATGGTCTTTGTCCTGAGCCGGATGAGGAAGTGGAGCAACATATAACCATCAATTCCGAAGGACAAGTATGGTTTTCAGCATATGTTTTCGGTCATGTATGTAATAACGGACGACATGAAAAGCCCAGGACACAGAATTTTAAGCTTGCGAAGGATTGTGTGGATAAAATTTTTTCGGCATTTACCGCATATTTCAGTGAGGGATACGATGAAATTTATGCCACGGATATTGGCGACTGGGACATGGAACTAATGAATACAGAGGGGAAAATCTATAAATTCCGTGGTTCTTTGTGCTCTGATTTTAAAGTAAACGGGATTGATCTTTCCGAGCTTCTTCGTGATAGTCTGAATATGCCAGATCTCTATGCTTTTGATGGGAACACAAAACCTGATTTAGTAAAAAGAATCGAAATAAAATACCACCGCATTACCAAAATAAAACCCAAAGTGCCGATTTCGGAAACAATAGAGTATGCTGTATGGGATTATACTGAGTCAATGGTCATTGACGGCGACAGTGATACCATTGAACATATTCAGAACATTGGCACTGGTTGTTCGGTTACTCGGACATATAAGGTTGAGGATGGAGTTAAGAGCTTACTTGAGGGTTTAGATGTAAATACATTATTTGGGCATATTGAAGGTAACCCGGAGGATGTATTTGTTGATCCGCTTGAAAGCAAGGACTATAGCATTCAGGTGTTGACACAAAAGGGAGAGAAAAAGATTCTTCAGGGAACCTATGATAAGAAAGGTTTGCCGGATGATTGGGCAGAGTTTATCGACTCAGTGTTTGAGTTCTTAACTTTTTATGGCTGGGGGGAAATTATGAATCCTTCTGTGTACGGGAAAGTTCGCAGAACCAGCAGGGACGTTATTTATTGTAGTGTCATCTTTGAAGAGGGATATAAGAGCTATTATTACATAGCGGACGATGATTCCATCGAAGCTGGAGATTTTGTGCTTGTTCCAGCCGGGGCGGACAATCATGAAGTGATTGTGAAGGTCGTGAAAAAGGAATATTTTCCAGAAGATGGAGTTCCCCTGCCACTTGATAAAACAAAACATATTATCCGAAAGTGCACAGACGATGATTTTGATTCGATGGAGTAAGGGAGGTGCTGTATGGATTATTCAGACGAACACAAATACGAGGATATTATCAATATGCCCCATCACGTTTCTGCCAGTAGACCAAGAATGTCTATGATTGATCGTGCAGCTCAATTCTCTCCTTTTGCTGCATTGACAGGATACGATGCAGCGGTAAAAGAAACTGCGAGATTGACTGACAGTCGCATTGAACTGGATGAATACGAAAAAGTTGCTTTGGATGAAAAGCTGAGAATAGCTTTGGAACACCCTGAGGCAGAAATCACAATCCTATATTTCAAACCGGATGAACGAAAATCCGGAGGTGCATATATAAACGTTGCTGGTAGAATTAGGAAAATTGATGACTATGAACGGTTGGTCATTTTGCAGAATGGCTTAAAGATTCCTATCGAGGATATTATGGAAATAGGGGGAGAATTTTTCAATGCGTTTGATGGCTATACCCCGTGAAATCAAAAGCAGACCTGAGTACCAAATTTATCAAGTCTGCTTTTGTGTTGAAAATTATCTTAATTTTTTCGCCATATATAGCGGGTATTTCCCCTAATCATCACATGAAAAATGATTGGCTTCGTCATAATCTCCGAGATCTTCTCTCAGAAAATCTGACTTCCGAATGTACATGGAATTGACCAGTTCCCCCTTTTCGTGCAGAAGGCTGAATTTGTAATCCAGTAACGCTGCGGGAACATAGAGCTTTTTAGCGGTTTCAAAGAAAGAATATTCTGACAGGCAGTCCAATACTTTCTGATCTTCCAGGAGTAGCTCTGCGGCAAAGAAGTTTGCTTCATCTTCTTCCGGTGAGCCGCCGTCCAGTACTTCCATTTCCTGAAAACCTTTCATCATGGCGATTTTGGTATGAAGCACGGCATGTCCCAGTTCGTGAGCAACCAAGATGCGCTCCAGTACCTCGTTTACGTTGCTGTCAATGACGATATTCTTCTGCCGGGATTGGTAGAAGAAAAAACCTTTCAGCTTTTTCTCCATATCGTAGAAATGGATTTTGATTCCCAGACATTTGCAAAGTTCATAGGGGTCTCTGGTATCATATTTTTTTGTCAGCTTCTCAACTGTATCAATAATGCGTGCTGCTGTTCTCACTTGTTTCACCTCCAAATCGGACACAGAAAACATTTCCCTGTGAGTGAGGTCTGATATTATGCGCCTTATTCCGGCTGCTTATGTTTTCTGTATTTTTTCGGGGTGAATTTTTCCCTGGCATTTTTCTTGGAATCCATATAGACTGCCATCAATGCCTGAAAGAATACATCTTTGGCATCTTCGTCCAGTTCCCCTCCGGCAAAGAGTGAGCTTACCCGTCCCAGGACTTCCTGAGCTTCCCTGGCACCTTTGGCACCGAACTGTTCCCTTGCTTCAGCAAGGAACATATCTTCATCAATATGGCTCTGAGAGTCCGTTTCTTCATCGTCCAGAAGATAAGAAACAGAGATATGCAGAGCTTCCGCCAGTTTCCGGATATTATTTTTTCGTGGGAGTGTACCCAGTTGTTCATAGGTATAGAGAGAACGTTCCGAGATGCCAGTCATCTGTGCCAGCTCCGCCTGAGAGAGGTTCAGCGCCAACCGGGCTTCCTTCACCTTTTCACCAAATGTCATTTCTCTTCCTTCCTTTCTGTAAAATTTTTCTGTAACTTCCGATTATCTGTTGACAAACTTCCGAAAAAGACTATAATAGAATCAAGAAAAAGAAGTTTTACTTCTTGTTTATTATACATCGGAAGTTTGTGTGAGTCAATAACTTCCGACTATAACTTCTGATTTTTGTATTGTTTAGAAGAGAACACAATCTATATTCGGTATTCTGTCCATGCTTCAGCATTTTCTTTCCCTTTGGCTGGATATGGACTTAGAAAGGAATTTGATATGACATAAACACGGGAGGAAAATGTGTATGGGTAGAAATAATGCTCAGACCTTAAACAGTATTCGTATGCTGTGCAGAATGCAGCAGGTCGAAGAAAAAGTTTTATATGAGCGCTCAAAATTGATTTTATCTATTTATCGGGATGTTTGCTGGTCAACAGTTGGACGGGCAGACGAGGTACATGAGGAGCTGATTTATTATTGCGGCTCCGATCTGGACAGCGCCCTGGTTTATCTGGAGACTTTCACACCGGATGAAGCAAGGGAACGTTTTGAAGAGCGCATTCGTTCACTGTTTGAAACAAAATGGATTATCGAGCTGGTGGAAGATACCATGCTGCGGGTCAGGGACTATCCGTGCAGAGGAGATCTGTACTGTGAGATTTTGTCGAAATGTTATCTTGCCCGGTTCAAATACAGGGAATCTGAATTGCTGGAAGTGCTGGGCATGGAGAGGAGCACCTTTTATGACCGTAAGAAAGAAGCAATCCTGCTGTTTGGATTATCCCTCTGGGGAGGAAGTATCCCCAAGCTGAGACATTTCCTTGTGGATAACGAGGAAAATATAGCGGAAACTGTGGATGATGACCGATTTCGGTCCGACATAATCCCGACGAAGGTCCGATAAAAGTCCGACGGTTTCCCTACTGAAAGTCCGACTTGTCAAGTGTTATCCTTGGTATGCTGGGAGACAGCAGCATATCAGAAATATCGTAATTGCCTCGTGCCGATTCAGGTACGGGGCTTTTTTTCTGCCGTCTTCCAGACATTTGCACGAAAGAGAACCAGAGATTTCCTCCGGTTCTTTTTTTGTGCCGTCAAGGAGGAAACGGTATGTATTTTGACTCGAAAGAATGCGGAAGAAGAATTGCAAAACTGAGAAAAGAAAGAGGACTGACACAGGAACAGCTTGCAGAGAAGCTGAACATCAGCACCAGCAATCTTGGAAAGCTCGAAAGAGGATTGCAGGGATTGTCTATCGACCTGCTGGTTGAGATCAGATGCTTCTTTGATGTTTCGACAGACTACATATTGCTTGGAGAAGAGATTCAGCGTCAGGAAATAGTTGCAGATATAGATGCTGTTATTGCCAGGATGATTGCTCTGAAGCATAAAGTCTGAAAATCCACCGTACCACGGTGGGTGAACCGCCGTACAAGGTCATAAAAAGTTGAGTTCAGAACAGGTACAATTTAGATACAGCCAGGGAAAACGGCTGGATGTACCTTGAAAACAGAATACTCATTCATCAAACACGTTCCTGTTGCCGGTGCGAAAGCATCAGCCACATCAGCAATACGCCAGGACGATTTCAATCAGAAATACAGAGTCAGTTAATTTTGTCTGTTCATTCTGAAGGTCAGAGCGAGAACTATTGGCTTGTAAATATCGGATTGCTTCCGGTACGGCAATGAAAGCAACAGGGATAATGATACTTCTGCCCAGCCACAGCCTTGTAAAAACAAGAACACGCAATGGGGGCAGCCCGGTGAGAACCACGGGGAGGTTAGATTCCTATGGAGCTGGTCAGCAGCCAGCCGTTTGATGACTTCCCGGCAAGATACAGCTCTTGCTGCCCAGGGATGTCGAGGACAAATATGGGAGTAAACGCAAAGAAAGGGAACCGTGTATTTGACTGCCGGTTCCCTGTACATAGTAATTTTTATCGTTTATAGACGACAAGATTACTTTTTGGCGGATTTTATCGACTATAAATTTATTTCCGGAAAAGGAGGAGTTGCAGGTGATGAAACAAAATTGGAAGTACCACAGAGGCGATCTTTACATGGCAGACCTGTCCCCGGTGTGTGGTTCGGAGCAAGGCGGCGTCCGTCCGGTGATCGTGATTCAGAACAACACCGGAAATCAATATTCACCGACTTTGATTGTGGCTGCTGTCACGGCTCAAAAAGCGAAGAAGGCAGGTCAGCCGACCCATTATCTGCTCCGGAATAATCCGGCGCTCCCCCGTTCTTCGGTAGTGCTGCTGGAGCAGCTCCGAACGATTGATAAGCATAGAATCCAGCGGTATTTGGGAAAAATAGATCAAGCAGAAATGCAGAAAATAGATTCTGCGTTGCTTGCCAGCCTGGGTTTGAAAAAGTATCTCAGCTGTGAAAACAATGGGCAGAACGTTTAAAGGCTCTGCCTATTCTTTTGCAGATGATGTTTTCTGAATAGTTCAGGAAATTTCTGGTAACAATGATGAAGTAAGGTGGTGAATGGTAAATGGAAAAAGAAAATGAAAACATCAGTCAGCTGGTAGACATCAGAAATGTAAAAATTGACCGTTCTCTGCCCAGTGAAGAACGGATTAAATCTTTCATTGAGCAGATCAAAAATCCGTATCAATTTAAAGTGGGCGATACGGTGGTGAAAGTATCCTTTGCGAATACGCAGAACACCATTACAGATAATTTTATCAATATGATTGCCACAATGTAGAGCATTTCATGGAAGAAATTGGCGTGTTACTTTTGAGGTGACAAACTGGATTTCCGCATTGAAATATGGTACGATTGCAGTGGACAAAAATCAGCGGAACTCCGGTTTGTTTTCGGCTTCTAAACGAAAATCAGACAGGAGTGGCGAACTATGCAAAAATTTATAGACATGACTTATCATGCCGCCATCTACCTGAGATTATCGAAGGAAGATGGCGACTTTTCTCAATTAGGAGAAAAGAAAGAAAGTAACAGTATTGCAAATCAGCGTAAGCTGATTAAAGATTATTTGAAGCATCACCCGGAAATCATTCTGACCCAGGAGTTTTGTGATGATGGATTTACCGGTGCAAATTTTGACCGCCCGGATTTCCAGAAAATGATTGAGCTGGTCAAAAAGAAGGAAATTGACTGTATTATCGTCAAAGACCTTTCCCGATTTGGTCGAGATTACATTGAGTCAGGAAAATATATTGAGAAAATTTTCCCGGCTCTCGGAATCCGTTTTATCGCAATCAATGACAACTACGATTCCGCAGCAAATCAGCAGGCAGGAAATGAAATTATCCTTCCGTTTAAAAATTTGATTAACGATTCCTACAGCCGTGATATCTCCATCAAAGTCCGTTCCAATCTGGACATTAAAAGACGGAATGGCGAATTTGTCGGTAATCATGCGATATACGGATACCAGCGGTCAGAGGAAAATAAGAATCAGCTGGTCATTGACAAAACCGCAGCTCTCGTTGTGGAGAGTATTTTCCGGATGAAGATTGACGGATTCAGTCCGGCACAGATAGCTGACAGGCTGAATCAGGATGGAGTTCTTTCTCCATATGAATATAAAAGGCATTGCGGTTCCAGGTATCAGTCCGGATTTCGCAAGCAGGCTCGGACAGTCTGGAGTCCGGTAGCAATCTACCGGATTTTGAAAAACGAGATGTACACAGGAACTTTGGTACAGGGAAAGACCACAACTCCGAATCATAAGGTCAAAGTTCGCAGTACAAAGGATGAATCGGAATGGGTGCGGGTAGAAAACGCCCATGAAGCGATTATTCCACCGGCAACATTCGATATGGTTCAGAAATTGATGCTGGAAGACAGCAGAAGCCCTGTTGGAGGGGAAGCCGTCCATTTATTTTCCGGAAAAGTTTTCTGTGCTGACTGCCACAGCTCCATGATCCGGAGAAAAACAAAATCCCATGGAAAAGAGTATGTGTATTTTATCTGTGGAGCAAACAAGCAGAATAAAGAGATATGCTCTCCTCACAGAATCACGGAACAGGCAGTCTATGATACGGTGCTGGCAGTGATCCAGTCGCAGGTGTCTCTGGCGTTGGATTTGGAATCCGCCTTAAAAGAACTGGACGGTATTTCCTGGGAAC